AGGGTATTTTATATTATATCTTAGAGGGTAAATTATTTTTTTTGATATTTATAACTTTATGCTTATATTCCCTTAACAAACATTATGAACATTAAAACAAACACGATCAAGAATTATATAATATTGGGCATAGTTATATCTTCATATCTCATTAATATACCCTATCAGTTAAATCACATTATAACTATGTCCATAATTTTATTTTAACAAACAAGGAGAACAATAATGTATAAAAACGCAATAATAAAATGGGCTGAAAAATCTTTTAATGAGCAGTTAAAAGATTGTTTTGAAAAGTACGATAATAAAATACTATCATCAGAAACAGATGAATTATATGTTGGGGGATTTTGGGATCTGTCGGAGGATATGTATGTAGAAAATCCGACAGCAATGGAACAAGATAGTATTTATTATTTATTAACAGACTATTACGATAGAGTGAAATACAACAAGGAGAACAAATGAACGACATAATACCTGAATATATTACATTAGTATTGCTATTAATTTTAGCAGTAATGGTTTTTATTTTAATAAGGCAATTTGAGGAAAGAATTAAACAAGTTAAAACTGATTTTTATTTAGAGGGATACAAAGACGGTTGTAAAGCAACAGCAGATAAGACAACAGAAATGTTCAGAGAAATAAATGAGAATTATGTTAATAAAAACGAGGTATTGTAATGAGCAAACAAAAAATCATTGAGCAGTTAAATATGATTGGTAGAAAAGTAGATATTATTACAGAGGGTTATACCAAAGATCAGATTGAGGAAAACATAGACTTTTTTATTGAAAATCAAAAAGAACAAGACAATGATGATAAAGAAATGTTATCTAGTTGTTGTGGTTACAGTGCTATGACAGAAATACATATTAATAACGAAAGTAAAGAAGTTGAGGCAATCGCTATATGCAGTAAGTGTAGAGATTGGGCAGACTTCGAATATGAGGAGTATTAAATGAACACCATAGGAGCATTTATAGGTATATACATAGCATTTAGATTAATTAAACAAGGAGTACAGGAAGTGAGGAAATTAGAATATTCTTGTAATAGATGTGGAAGTGATACAAATGATGATATAAGCACAAGTGATTATTTTCAGTATTGTCCTAATTGTGATGAGGATATGTATAAGTTTGAAGTGAGGAGATCTTAATAATGAAAATAGCAATCAAGAAATTACAAGATATGATAAGTTGGAGCGATAGACTTGGTAGTGATGAAATAACTGAATTAAGAGAAGTAATAAAATTATTGAAGGAAACGAAATGAAAGAATATACAGATAAACAAATAAACTCAATGATATTGCATTTAAAATTAAAGAATATTGCCGAGATACAATACTTAGAGCAACAAGATCTAAGGACATTGGCTAAATTTGATAAATCATTTTACGATTTTAAAACTAGTAGTTGGATAAGTCGTGAAATGGTAATTAGTAGTGCAATAGAAACAGGTTGGGAGGAGAAAAATGAGTAAAGAGAACGATTGGTATATGGTACAGATTTGGCTTGATACCAACGAACGAAGTCAAGCGTATTTAAGTCGCAGACTTGAAGTACACGAGGTTACAGTAAATCGTTGGAAACGAGCAGGTAAAATACCACAAGTTGCTAAGTTGGCTATATCGTATGTTACTGGGCAACCCTATGAACAATTATTTAATTAAGGAAAGGAAATAAAATGAAAACGGATTTTGTATTAAAAACTATTCCTATAAAGGATAAAGACTATGTACAAGTAGATGAAAGGTTAAGGGCTTTTCATAAATATTATGACGGACATATTGAAACAGAAGTGTTAGAAAGAGATACTTGCATAGATCAATTAAGTGGTAAACAAGCAGAACGATATGTAGTTGTTGCAAGAGTTTATCCATATAGCTTTGATATGGAGGCAGATGAACATACTAGAAGTAGATTTTATAGTGGGAGTGCGTCTGAAATATCAACGCAAGGGTTTATTAACAAAACAAGTGCATTAGAAAACTGCGAAACTTCTGCTATTGGTAGAGCATTGGGCATTATGGGTATAGGATTAGATAATGGTGTTGCGTCTTATCAAGAAGTTCAACAAGCTAAAAAATCACAAGAACAAGCAATGGCAAGATCTACAGATTATAAAAGAGTAGATGAAAAAGTAAATACAGCAGTCAAGTCTAAACTGATTACAAAAGAAAAACAATTAGCTTATAGAAAATTAAGAGGCGAGGGTATGTTACTTGTTGATTTAGTTGAAATGGAACGACGCATTGATAAACTATTGGAGGGTAAGTAATGGAGTTAATGTTTTGGCTTTTTGTATTTGGATTATGTTCACTTATAGCATATACGACATTTAATTGAACAATTCATTTATAAAGTTATATAGAAAAATCCAAGATAATTGGATATGGGATAATCCATTATATCTGAAATGTTGGATAGATATGTTGATGAGGGCAAGTATAAAGCCCTCGTCAATGTTAATGAACAATCAGATCATAGAGGTAAATAGAGGAGAAATCGTATTCTCACAAGAAAACTTTGCGAAACGAAATGGTATGTCAAGACAGCAATTAAGAACTTTTTTAAAGAAACTAAAACAAACCAATATGATAAAAAGTAGTCCAAATTCCAACCAACAGATAACGCACCTTTTTATCGTCGAGTACAATGTCTATAATTCTATTAAGAATAACCAAGAGTTAACCAATGCCAAACCAAGACATAACCATATTATAAGAAAGAAAGAAAGTAAGAAAGTAATAAGTAATAAAGACTTTGATTTATTTTGGGAGCATTATCCAAAGAAAGTAGGAAAGAAAAAAGTACAGGATAAGTTTAAAGCAAATAATTATCCTATTGATTTAATTATAAAGAATATAGAATTGCAAAAGAAATCGGATCAATGGCAAAACCAACAATATATACCTAATCCTGAAACCTATCTTAACCAAGAAAGGTGGACTGATGAGGTAGTATTACCAGTTGCAGACGATGAGCCGATTTATGTTTACCAGTGTGGTAAATGCAACCAAACAAAGACAACATCGGAATATAGGGATTTATATGTTTCGTGTTGTGATGAACAAGTACAACCAAGAAAGGAATATAAATGATTTTAACAGATAGAGAAAAAGTGGCAATACTTTTAGATTTTGTTCACGACTATATCAATGGAACTTATGAAAAAAAAGATGAGTTTGAAAAAGCCAACGAAGTGGTTGGTGAAGTAAAATCAAATGATTACATAGACAAATATTTACAATCAGGAAAGGAATATAAATGAGTGATTTATTATTAAAAACGCAACAAGAGTTGCACGAGAATACTACGAAATGGAATAAAGTTGTAGAAAAGATAAAACAAATAAACTTTAAGAAATATAAAACTAATCAGACGATTGGATTTATCATTGATGATATAGTAAAAGGAGAATTTATAGCAGATGAAAGAGATTAAAGATGTTATAAATACTCAATGGAGTATTGAGGTTGAGGGTAAACTTAATCGTAATAATATTATATTCCATACTAATAAATATCAAAAACTTTATCAAAAAATGGAAAAATATAATAACTTTATAAAAAAACCAAAGGAGCAAGATGAAACCAAGTAGTGCAAAAGCAAAAGGCAGAAACTTCCAGAACAAAGTTAGAGAGATGATAATGGAAAAGTTGGGGATCAATGAACACGACATAAAAACAGCAGTTATGGGAGAAAGTGGTATGGATATTATATTATCCAAGGCAGGGCGAGATACTTTTCCCTATGCAGTAGAGTGTAAAAAAGTAGAACGAATTAATATTTGGCAATGCTATGAACAAGCGTGTGAAAATTCAGACGACTTAACACCACTATTAGTTTTCTCAAAAAACCACTCAAAAGTAATGGTTTGCTTTGAATTTAAGGATTTATTAGATTTAATAAATAATAGCAATGGATTTAAAAGGATAACTAAGTGAAACTTACAGAGGACGGACTATATTTTATATCTTGCCCAAATTGTGGCAGTAAAGATATGATTAAAAAAGGTAGTCAGAAAAATGCTGACGGATCTTTAAAGCAAAAATATTTCTGTAATCATTGCAAGTGCAAAACTGTTAATCCAATTAGAAATGACATAGAGGTAGTAAGAGAAAATCTAAAACTTGCCAAACAAAAACAATCTGCACAAGACACCAATAGAATAGAAAGAAAGTCATTTAGAGAATATGCAAGATATGAAAACGCAGTACATAATTTATTATTTGACATACAGGCACTATTGCAACAAAAGAATTTTTCAGAGTTTAAATTTAAAAAAGTCAAACAGGGTAATAGTGTGGGAGTGTTGCAAATATCTGATACACATTTCAACGAACTTGTTTCCCTACCTCATAACAATTATGATTTCAAAGTTGCTAGTAGGCGTTTAAAACACTATGTAAATAGAGCAAAAGAAATATTTAAAGTCTATGATATAGATAATGTATTAATCGCCATTACAGGCGATTTAATCAATTCGGATAGACGATTAGATGAAATGCTGAATATGTCCACCAATAGATCAAAAGCAGTATTTCTTGCAGTAGATTTATTACAGCAAATTATATTTGATGTCGGACAAGATTATTCTGTATCTGTTGCTTGTGTAACTGGGAATGAAAGTAGATTAAAACAAGACTGGGGTTGGTCAGACTTTATGGCGTCAGACAATTACGACTTTGTTATTTTTGAAATACTAAGACACTACTTTAAAACAACAGATGTGCAGTTTGTTGTTGATGATCCTACGGAAGTAGTAGTCAATGTTGCAGGACAAAATCTATTATTATTACACGGTAACGGAAGTTTTACTACGCAATACGAAAAAAGCGTCAATCAAATAAAAGGTAGATACGCAGGTAGAGGTGTGCAAATTGATTATATTATATCAGGACACATACACTCTGCAAGAGTAGGAGATATTGCAAGTAGAAGTAGTTCGCTTGTAGGAGCAAACGAATACAGCGAAAAAGGATTAAATCTATCAGGACGAGCAAGTCAGAATATTTATATTTTCCACGAGAATAAAAATATAGACGCTATGAAGATAGATTTACAAAATGTAGGAGAGGAGTGTTATAATATTGATGAGGAGTTAGAAAGTTATAATGCTAAATCTTCTACAAAATTAAAACCAAAGAAAACCATATTTGAGGTAACGATATGATGTTAAAGTTAAATCCAGAGGAAAAACAAGTTCTAAAACATATCTTTGAAAGTCATTATGTTAGGAAGTTGCCACCTGCTATCAAAAATGTTGCATTAGACATAAAGAAAGCAATGGACAATCCTAAACAAGTGACGGAACAAGAATATATTGGACTAAATCCAAATTGGAAACATTGCGAAAATTGTGACGATTAAATAGTATGATTATCGCTAAATTACATCAATGCGTTTATAACGCAATAGTATCGCTTTGTCTTAAATACAAAAACAAGGAAGGTAAAATGTACTACAATACAACAAATGAAAATGGAAGTCTGCTAAAAGTAAATACAAAACAAGCAGAAAATCAAACAGAATTGACACTATCAGTTTTTCAAACATATCCTACTTATACTTTTTCTGCTGATGAAGTATGGCATTTCTTGATTGATAATGAAGCAATCAATGAGCAAACACCATTAACATCTATTCGCAGAGCAATTACTGATTTAACGAATGCAGGTAAAATTGTGAAAACAAATAGAAAAGTATTAGGATCAGCAGGAAGAAAAACATACACTTGGAGATTAAAATAATGGCTTACAAACACGAAAAAAATAGAGGATCACTCTTTAAAAATGAAAAAAAAGAAAAAGATACACAACCAGATTATACTGGACAAATAAATGTTGATGGAACTTTGTATAACATATCAGGTTGGATAAATGAAAAAAACAATAAAAGATACTTTGGACTTGCAGTATCTATTCCTAAACCAAAAGAGGATAAAAAACCAGTAAGTCAAGACGACTTACCATTTTAACAAATTAGGGCAACATTTTAACACAACAATAAATTATGGCATTTGAAGGAGTGTCGCAGGTAATCAATCCTGTTCACCTTTTTGTTAATGTTCTAAAATAGATTATTGTTTGTAAATACGGTTGGCTACTGGTTGCCCTATAAAATGTTATGAAAGAAATAAGAAACAAAAAAGGTCAGTTCGTTAAGGGCGTTTCGGGTAATTTAAAAGGCAGACCTAAACTTTTAAAATCTTATAAAAACTCCAAACAAAGTTTATCATACAAACAATGGAGAAATAAAATGGACATATTATCTAAACAGATATTAAAGAAAGAAAATCCAAATCTTTATAAACTATATAAAAATAACATATATGCTCCACATAAAAAAGCAACTGATAGTTGCCTATCAATAGATCATATATTACCTGCAAGGTTTTGTTATGATATGGGTATGCCACCAATAGTTTGTGCTAATATTTATAACCTAAGAGTTGTATCTATGAAGAAAAATTATGAATACAAAGCAAAATGGACAAAAATAATGAACAATGGACTAAAAGATTTTATAAATTCAAAATAACGCATTATTTTCGGTGTTCATACCACTTTGTTCTATCTCGCTTATGATATGCTATCAAGAGTGTTTTTATGGCTTTGTAGGGGTATTTTAAGAAGAAAAATTTCTTATAATTGTTGTTCCAGATTGATCGCAACTCTGAAAACATTGTAAGCCGTTTCTGATACTTCTAATTTGTTATTTGTAAGGCGAACTGTGTAAAAAGTATCGCCATCTTCACTATATTGAAAAGTATTTTTCATACCTTTTGTATAATTATGCAAAGCCACTAATCTATTTTTGTTTTCTTCGCTTATATTTTCATACACCAACTTTCTTTGTATTCTTGATGACTCGTGATTTGCAAAAGTAAAAGTTTTACCACCAATTGATTTTTTGGCAACTATGCCATCATAAGTTTGAGATACATCAGTTCCTATGTTTGGATTTTGTGTTGGCGTATAAGTAGGACTATCATCTTTAAAAACATTAGCATTATTACTATGCGTTGCAGCAGTTGTTCCATTGACACCTCTAACAACTGTCAATGTGTTAGATGAAATATTAGTAACAGTCATTTCTTCACTACCAACTTTTATATTTTGATTAACTTCAAAGTCTGTTCCATCATCAACACTTATAGATGTAGCAGATGTAGATGATATAGCAGCAGCAAGATCAGAAGTGCTATCTGTATCTGGTGTTGTATCTACTCTAAATCTAACTCGTGCTAATGCCATAATTTAATTTACCTCTTTTTATATTTCTCTCAAAGACACTTTTAGACTACCTGGACTTCTTGTTATAGAAGTTGTGATAAATTTCTTTCCATTAAATGATTCTCCAAAAGGAGCAACTAATTGATTGTTGTGATTAAATTCACAAATATCTCCTACTTCCATTAAATAGAAATGAGAGTTGCCACTATCTCCTGGATTAATTATTTCTGTTTCTACCAATATTTTTGGATTACCTTCTATTGCATTATAATAATTAGCATAACCATCATTTTTATTACCAGAACCCATATTTAAGTTTGATGCACCAATAGAATCATTTAATATTTCTAATTCTTCTGTTGCTATATTTTCTTCACTTTGCACATTGTATTTACCTCTAGGATCGTTTGTTGTATCAGTAAATGTTTTTTCAAACAACAATTCATCATTAATAGGATTTCTTTGATATTTTAAAACTCTTTTTGTAATAAGTGAATCAAAGTCAGTTAAAGATATTTTAGTTCCTTTTATATCATCTTTGCTAATAGTATGATTTACTGATGGACTATCTACTAAAAATATGTATTGTGGACTTCCATCATTAGCTTTGAATCTAAATATAAACCCACCCTCTTTTTGTGTTTGTTCTAACACTTTTAGTAATTCTTTTTGTTTGTGTAAATAATAAAATACTGTCCAATTAGCTCTTGCTGTATTTAATGCAGAGTAGTTTTCAGGAGTATCAGTTATACCTGCAAACCTACGAATTAAATCTCTGTGCATTTGTGCAACATTTGTTACTGCATTTCCAGCATTGAATGATTGGTCTAAACCATCTGCACCTGTATATAATTTTTTAATTGCAGTTACTGCACTTGAATTAGCAAGATTATCTGTATCTGTAATTTTCGTAGTTATTTCTAAAAAGAAATCAAAAGCATCAATAGTTACGCTACCAGCATCATCACTATTATCTTGTACATCGTGAGTTATTAAAAATTCTATTTCTACATCATCAGGTATTTGTCCATTTGCATTAGAAAATGTTCCTGTGCTTAATAAATCTATTGCAGAAGAATAAGCAGCAGTTCTATTACCAGTTTCATTGTCAATAGCAACAATATTTCCACTACCACTATATGTTGGTTTTACTCTTAAAGTAGAAACAATAGTTCCACCACTATTTTCAGAATGATTAGAAACTCCCCACTTTACATATAATTTACACTCTTGTATTTCGTGTTCTTCTTTTGATATATCACTAATTTTAAATTTTAAACTATCTGTACCATCGCCTTGTGGTGCAGTAAAACTCCAAGTAGAAGAAGTTGATGCGTCATTGTCAGAAAAGTTTCCAGTATTAGATGGAACACCTGCACTAGGAGAAGTTATAGTAATGTTTTGTATAGGACGAATTAAATATGCTCTTTCTAAATCTAAATCTGTAAACAATACATTTCTGTTTGTATCGTTTGTTGCACCTTCATAATCATCAAAAGAATTATCTTGTGCATCATCTAATGGAACAAATACTGGGAAGCCATCAGAGCTATATAAATCTTTTATAGGATAATGTAATCTACCATCTGTTACTGCTTCGTGTGCCAAACAATTATATTGTCCATTATTTAAACTATCTACCATAACTGGAAATACTTTTGCTGGACTATATTGCATTAATTGTGGACTGCTTACCGTAGATGTTTGTGGCGTACCAGATCCATACAATATAGGAAAAAAATTACCTGCACTACTTGTATATTCTGGTATTTTTAAAAAGTCTATTGGCGTTCTTGCAGATATTTCTATGTTTACTATATCTTGATTTTGAATACTTACTGACTTTAATCTACCAGTATAAATAGTATTTTCATAACCACCAACCCTTGATTTAACAACAACATCTCTGTTTATATATCTTCTTGCACCACCATAAATTTCTGCTGCTAATGTTGCGTTGCTGTGATTGTCTAATGTTCCATTTACACAACTAATAGATATATTACCATTTTTAGAAGTAGATGCAACCAAATCAATACTTTCTCGTATTGTCGGTGTGCTTGTAATAAATCCGTGATATTTATCATTGCTAACAGCTCCTGGAACTACTTCTGCCGTAGCTAATCTAATAACTTGATTTACATTAAAGCTACTTGCATCGTAATTATGATTTCTTAATTCAAAAATCCATTCTTCTTTGATACTTGCACTTAAAGCACCATTGTAATCATTATTACCTGATAAAGCCATTACGCAAGATTTCTTTTAATTGAGTTTTCTATCTCTGGCAATAAGCTATCTCTTACAAATTCTTGTGTGCCAATAACATTACCCATAATGTTTACATTGATAGAGCCACTACCACCTGCGTCACCAAAGTCTGGACTTGATAATGGAGTAATATCTACTCGTTCTCTACCACCAGGATTATCTCCAACCATAATCATTTGTTGTCCACCAGTTATAAAAGAACCACCACGAGCAAATGCTGGTGCTTGTTGTTTCGATATTAATCCTATTTGTGCAGCAGATAATGCTCCCATTGCTATAGATATAGCTTTGGCTCTTGCTGGTGCAGAAGGATCGATTAAACTTGCAGCTAAAGCAGTTTGCATAAGTTGATTTATAGCAGCAGCAGTATCAATAACAACTTTAGATATTTGTGACGCTTTTTGTAATTTAAATATTCTTTTTTGTTCATCTGCAAACTTAGCACGAACATCATCTTCCATAGTTTGTCTTTGTTCCATAGAAGCATTTCTAAACTTATCTGTTTTTCTTAATGCTTTTAATTCATTATCTACTCTCTGATCTAAATTAGCTTTTTGCAAAGATATTATTTGATTGAAAGAGTTCATAAATCCACCAACTAATTGATCTTGAAATAATTGCTCAAACTCTAATAATGATTCAAAAGCTCTGTTTAGCTTTTCCTTATCAAAACCTGCTATTTGTTCAGCTAAGTCATCTGAAAATATATTAAGTACATCATCAAAATTAGTTGATAATCTTGGTTTTAGTTCTACATCTAAATCAGGCGTAAAACCAGTCATAGGATCTTTAAACGGACTTAAATCCTCTAAAACAGATATACGAAACTTATCTTGTGCTTTTGATAATTTATTAAATGTAGCTATTTCTTCATTAGCTCTTTTTATTCTACCTCTTGCATCAATAGCATCTTTTCTTGCTCTTTCTGTACTTTGTTTATTAAATGTTTTTTCGTTCTCTTTATCAATTCTTTGTTTTTCTAACAATGCGTTTAATAAATCTTCTTGTGCTTTTTTTAAATCATTTGCAGCCATAACAGCTGTTCTATCTTTTCCAATAGCTTCTTGTGCATCTAACATATCTACAAGAGCATCTCCTGTTTTATCTGCTTCAGGTGCTGCTAATCCTAATTCTTTTCTTAATTCAGCAATTTTTTCAATATCAGATTTATTGATTTCTTGAAGTGCTTCTGCCATTTGACTAAATAAACTCGTAAGTGCTTCGACACCACCTCTAAACATACTTCCAGTAGCAACATCTCCAACTGCTGCAGAAAGTCTTGAGAACGAGTCAGCTAAATTAGAGAATAAACCAGACATTGTTTTGGATAGTTTGTCAGTAGCACCTGCTACACCAACAGAAGGATCTGTAATAGTTTTTTCTAATGCTCTTCTAAATTCAGGTAATGTAATCTTAGATAAATCCTCTATACCTTGACTATCTCTTACTAATTGTAAAATACCTCTTTCTCTTAGAATATCTGCTGCACCTGCACCACCTGCAAAAGCTCTACCTAAAGCAGAAGCAGCTTCTGCTGCATTTGTACCCATAAATGCTGCTAAGTCTGCAACTGGTTTTATAAGTGATTCTGCGTCTGCACCAAATGCTTTTAATGCTGCACCTGCTTCTACTACATCTTCTAATTCAAATGGAGTAGTTGCTGCAATTTTATTAAATGTGTTAAATGCTTCTGTTCCTCGTTCTACAGAACCAAACATAGCATTTAATCGTACTTTTACTTTCTCAAATTGTGCAGACTTTTGTATAAACTTACCAACAGAGCCAGTCACCAAAGTAAAAGCAAAAGACATAAGCAATAGCTTACTACGAATAGTAGCAAAGGTATTAGAAAGAAGTCTATTATTTTTAATACCCAATAAAGTAACTTTGTTATGTTTCTTTTGTTGGTTAGTAAGTTTTCTATTTGCTTTTTCAAGTTTCTCATTGGCAATAGCTGCAGTTTTAAATGCTCTTGCTAACTCTTTATCTCCAGTTGCCTGGAACTTAATTTGTACTTTTAGGTTTGTATCTGCCATTAGTTACTCTTTTTATATTGTTGTGATTGAATATAATTTAACATTTTTTCTATAACATTGCACTTATCAATCCATTTTTTTGGGTGATTTCCGTATGATCCTTCAAAAGGAGCAACATTCATCTTTTTTGAATAAGTAAATCTTTGTATATCTCGTTGATATTCTTTGTTTATAAAGTTATTTGTACAAGCAAAAAAAGGTAGGTGTGATTTAATAGCTTCGTGTACTTCAAACTTTCTTTCAGAAGTAGCATTATGTTCTTCAACTTCTTCTTTTAATAGTTTGATTACATACCATACATCGTCCATAGATGTAAAGGTGTGAACGCTGTTATTCTTTTTAAGAGGTAACTTAGCTTTATATGGAAAGGTAGAATATCTACAACCCTCACACCAATCATCTATTAATATGTTTAATTCAAGTGAGAGGGTTTCTATTCCCCCAAGCTATTGTATTCCTGAATAGCTAATTGTAATTCTACTCTATCGTTAATTGATAAAGATTTAATAAACTTATCATCTGCTCCATCTACACCATTTCTAATCCATAATGTACTTAATGCAAATTGATTTTTAATTACTGACTGTCCATCTACTTCTTCAAAGCGTACAGAATCCATACATTTATCAAAAGCATCTACTGACATTTCTATAAGCGTAGCTTTAACACCACTCTTAAGCGTTATCTTTTTAGACATTGACTTTCCTCGTTTTTATTATTGTATTGTGATAGAAACAATGTTTCCTGAAGTACCAGCTACTGCTTTACTACTTACGGATAAAAACATTGCATCTTCCTCTGAAAAACTTACATCGGTAATAATACAAGTTGGTAATGATATATCAACATTTCTTGTCACACTATCTGCTGCTGTTAATGTATTTGCAACAGTAGATGTTGATTGTTCTCCAAATGTTTGTATAAGATTATCTGTATCACCATCATACTTTACAACTGCGTCAAAGGTTACTGCCACTTCTGGAATACCTCTGTGCATTTGTTGAAAATTACCATTTACATCATAACCACTCATAACAACATCGTTTTCAATGGTTAAACTAAATGATTTCATTACTGGATCAGAAATACCTGCAATAGTTGTTACTGCATTAGTTGAGCCAGAATCACCATAGTCTGTCATAAAGTAATTTGTATTAAAACTTGCTCTGTCGTGTGTTGGAACGATAGAAGTATCATTTAATGCTGGGATACAACCAGATTTAAATGTACCTGAAATCTTTAATCTTCCTGCTTCTTCTCCCACATCTCCACTAATAGTTAATGAAGTTAAGAAACAACCCTTAAAATACATTTGTTGAGCTGCTTCTGGTGTTACCACCACTACAGCAAATGTTTTTGTATTGTCACTTACAGAATCTCCATAAGATAAATCAATACCTGCGTAGCTTCCTGCTATTTCATAAGCACTTGAAGCATCGGTTGTAATATTTGAAAGAAGCATTGGTAAAATAGTAGCATCTGCAATACCTGAAAAACTAATTTCTTTTACTGTAAGTTTGTTTGTAAGAAACATATCTACAGCTTTAAGTGTTCTACCTACTCCGTGTCTTACATCTAAAACCTGTTGTGGGTTTAAAGATGGGAACTCGATAGAATCAATATTAATAAATTTATAATCTGCGTCTGTGGCTTCTCCACCACCAATGCCATCTGCTTCAGCAGCGATGGCTAACTGAAACTGTTTAGGGCTAAACCCTTCTGCTAAATCTGCCATTTCACTTTACCTCTTTTTTAACTTTTTGATCTTTGATTTCTACTAAAAATTCTTTGGCTTCTTTAGGCATAGAATCAAGCTCTACCACTTTACCATTTTTTAATCTTGCCCAATCTGCCCAGTCTAACCCTAAGTAACTTTTACCTTTAGGTAAGACGCCTTCTTTCTTTTTGTACTTTTTAGCCATAATTAACTCCTTACAATATAAAAAGAACCATTAGATAATACAAAGAATTTATCATCGGAAGTTACAAACCTAGCAAATGATTGATAAACTTCTTCATATAATACTGGTACACTTATTCTTGATACATATACATTCTCTAAATCTGTGTCTATATTATGCTCAATAGTAGGCATACTTTCAAAGAAGTATGGTGTAGATCCTCCGTGTGAGTTATTAAACAACACAGTTTCTATCCTACTGACATCTTTATACATTTCATCTAATGCTCTTTCATTATCATTATATGTTTTAATAACATAATCCATTTGCATTTCATATACATTGAGATAAGAACGAGTTTTTTTCTCTACCAATGTTTGTGATTCAGGATATATTCTTAACGACTTTGTTCCTATATCTCTATAGTTGTTGTCAAAATAAACAGGCAATGCACCCTTAAACTCTGTGCGTATTTTATCTCGCAATGGTGTCATTACTTTGTCGTATGTAACATTGTTAAAGCTAATAGCCATTATCTAATATTCCTTACAGTCAAATCAAAAGTTGCTTTTCTATATCCATTAATATCTTCATCGTCATTATAATTTATACTATTTATACTAACATTAAACAATGGATTTAATTCTACCAAAGAATAAAATAGTTCTTCCACTCTTGATATTTGTTTAAAAAAATGCTTTACAGTAATATCGTTTCTTTTTCTATCTGATATATATACTTCTAATGAAAGGTTATAATTACTTCCTAGTTTAGCATACATAGTGTTTTGAGGTTCTGAATTTTCCCCTCTAAGAATAGCAAATTGATTACCTGCTATATTTGTTTTCTTGCTTCTATAAATAGGGAGAGCATTTGAGAACTCACTTCTAATTGCAGTTTGTATCGTTTCTTCGACATTAACTTTCCAGGCATTAGTAGATACGAGAGCCATTCTTACCTCGATAGAATTGTTTAAAATCTTTACGAGTCATTTTAACTGAACGCATAGAGGCATTTTCTGTTTCTTCGTAAATACCTGTTACTTCTACTTCCCACTCATCGTTTTGTGTTGCAGTAGAACTATCTGACGATCCTTGAAATCTTATTTGCAATCCTGCTGCTAATTCTTGATAATCTCCATTGATAACTTCATCTGTTACCACTTGATTATTTTTTAAAGTATCATCATCTTTTGCAAACACAGAATACTTAGCAGTACCAATAGCACCACCAGTAGTTACAATAACTTTTAATCTGTCATAGCTACCAAAGTAATTTCCTCTAGTATCAACAATATTAAGACTTCCAGACACAGACATTTTTCTTACAATACCTTTTGAAGCATCTCCTGTGTTCTGATAACTTAGCTTTGCTTTCCCTGCGTTTAAGTCTGCGATATGCATTTGTGCTTCTTCGAATAACGCTTCTGCTATTTCACTCGTAGGATCTTTCCCTTTCACTAAAAAGAATGCTGCGACTAATGAAGTTAGTCGTCTAATAAGATAGTCGTATGTACCATCTTTTAATAAAAATTGTTCTCTTGGTAAGTTAGAATCTAATTTAGAATCTACATAATCACTTGCGTCTTGCATTACTCTTGTTTTTAATGTAGCAAAATCTTCTCCTGCTTCCATCAATAAATCTTCTGGACTACTAGCACTATTGTAATAATATACTGCGTCTGCTGCTGAATCGTAAAACCATTCATCGTTTGCATCTACATCAGACAAAGCTGACTGTCCAGAACCTAAATCTTTTCCGTCTGCAAAAAGAACAGTTACCAATCCAGAGTCGTGTGACACATATCTATTTGTAGATTCTGCCACCCAACCATACACAGGTTTCTTTGTGTCAAACTCGTCTAAGTTTGGAAAGGTATCTTTTAAATCTCTAGCTGTAATGTATGTAGGCATCTATTCTCCTTTAGCTCTTTTGTACCACCCATACCAAAATTTTTCTTGTGTGGGGTTATCAGAAATTAGCAAAGAATAGAATAAAATTCTATATGAAATAAATCTATCTGCTTCTAATTTTTTACAAGCAGATATAGTTGCTGCACCAATAAGTCCATCTTCTTTGATTTCGAAGGTATTTTTATTGTTACACGCCTGTTGTAATATCTTTACTGCTCTGCGTTGTCCTGTGTTTACAACACAATCAAAGTATGGATAGCGTAAATCTCTTGGTAATGATTTGGCTTTGGAAGGAATCCAATAGTCTTGATAATAAATTTCTTTTGCTTGTTCTCTGGTTAAGTTCTTGATGTCAAGGTGAGGATAGAATCGTTTGGTTATACCATACTTTGTTTCCCCACCTAAATCATCTTTATCATTGACATAACCCCCTTCGTGTTCGAGGACTTTCTCAATAATTTCGTTAAATTCCATTACGCTGATCGCTTCACTTTTTCGAATGAACGCATTCCCCCAAGACCGAGCATACCCAGAAGTATTGTCGTGAGAGTCGTCATATCGAATACTGGTAAATCCACTTGATAGCCAAATGAATGTAACAGAAAAAGTAAGAAGGGTTGTATTACGAAATGATAACATAGTGCTACCGAACAAACCCACCCCGTAAATGGTCGCCAACCAGCAACAAATAAACTGGTATGTCCTGCTTCAACTGTATTGACTTCAAGTTGAGCTTTGTTAATCTCTTGTATAAGTTCTGCTTTTTCTGCTTTGTCAAGGGTAAAGTCATCGATTTTATCTACTACTTTATCTATAATACCTGCGACTACATTTAACTTAGGCATCTTCCTTCTCTTCTTTCAAAGAAGAATTAAGTTCTGCAGAAAAGTGATTCTTTGCAGCTTGAAGTTGTTGTGCTTGAAAACTCATTCTACCGAGCTGTATATCTAAATCTCTGATTTGATTTACCATTACTTTTTGCTCGTCTTTTAGATCGTCAAATTTTACTTCTTTGCCATCTTCTAGCACTACTTTAAATTCATCTTGTTTTGTTTCTTTAGACATTCGTCCTCCAGTATGTTTAATAATACTGAATATAACAAATTATGTATATCTACGCATTCTTTTTCTTGTTTTAGCAGAATACTTAGCTCGTTGCTTACCTGCTTTAGTCGCTTTGCGTTTCTTACGAGTTTCGTATGCGTATTCTGATTTAGTCATTGCTTTTAACAGTCGTTCAGGCAAATATCTTTCACCAGTTTTTTTAGAAGGTTTACCAGATTTGGTACGCCATTTTTGTTTTGTCCACCTACGCAGACTTTTCTGTGATTTCTTGAGAGCCATTATTTATAACCACCACCTGCTCGTTTGTAGGCGAGTGCTAACATCTGTGCTTTTCTAGCACTCCATTGTCCAGGATTACCACCTTTATTTCCTCTTAGGAGTTTATTGAATAAACGCTTTCTAAGCGTAGGTTTAGTATAATTTCCTGCTTGATTGACTCTCGATTTTCTTTTTCTCTTTGCCACTATCTTCCCTTTATACGATTAATTATTCTAATGAGATAAGCAATCATTGTTTTACTTCTTTTCTAACATCTGAAATAATAGTATCTTCGTTGAATCTCATACTAATTCCAGGAACAAATCGTTTTACCTCTTTACCATTTTCTAAAACAATAATAGTAGGAACGATTGTAATGTTCCACTCTTGAGCTATGGTAGCACCAATAACTTTGTCCTCTATGTCTATTTCTGCAACATAGCAAATGTTTGCTAGTTTTTCTATTTTAACTCTGTTTTGATGATTCCAACTTGCATTTACTTGTACTACTGAACAATTCTGTACATTCAGTAGCTGCACATCTTGGAAGCTGTCTAGTCTAACGGACTGCGAGTATAAGGGCGATTGCCATAACAATAATCCAAGCAACCATACCATACCATAGTAATAATTCATCTTTGTACCTCATATTAATTATTATTCATTTTTAGTAGAGTGTCATTAATGCTTCGTGTGTCTTCTTTAATGTCATCTACTTTTTCTTCTAGTTTTTCAACTTTATCTTCTGTATTCATAATACTATTACGAATCATCTGATCTTTCAAATCATATTCTGTTCTACTTACTGGTGGTTCAGGAAGCTCTTTGGCTTCTTGTATATCAGCTTGTAGGTTAAACCATAATCCCACTACCATAAATATTGTGACACCAATACTTACAGCAGTTTCTATACTTAGTGTAAATTTTGTATCTTTTCCAACTTCCATTTTTAATCCTTTACCATTTTACTTTATTCGCCCAGTAAGCAGCACTCATCTTACCTCTAGCGATGTTTTTTCTGTGTCTAGCTTTAAACGATCTCCTCCTAGCTCTTTGTGCAGCAGTTCTAGGATTCTTTCCTGCTCCTCGTACGCCTTGTTGTCCAAATCTAATCAGCCTAATCTTTCCACCTGACTTTGCTAATACAGCGTGTGATTTCTTAGGGTGTTTAGGGGTACGCTTTGGCTTATTATATCCACTAAAGCGTATTCCCCTGTATGTAATAGCCACGATTACCCCTTAATTGCTTTTAAATCAACTAATTCAGCATCTAGTTCAACTACTTGTGCTTCAAGACTTGCTTTTCTTTCTTCTGCTTGTGAAATTGCTTCATCTACTGATTTAACATCAACAAAATCAACTACTTCCACATCTTTACCTGAAGCATCTTTCATTCTACGCATCATTTTGATTTCAACCATTTTTGGTGCATCTACTGACTCTACTGATTTTTCTGAAATTACTTTAGCCATCTTATTCTCCTTCTTCAATATATACTAGCTTCTCGCCAGTAAGTTGTTCTACTAATCTTGCCAATTTCATCATATCGACATTGACTTTTTTTAATTTACCCTCTGGTGTATGTCTGGTAGAATGATATGCAAACGCCATATCTTCTGATGCTCCTTCAGGTATTAATTCAAAATTGTGTGGGGAAATAGTTGTGGTATTTCCTAATTCATCTAATACTTTTAACTCTCCACTATCGCAAAATAAAAATGCGTTATTTGCAGAAGCAGAAGGATTATTTCCATTATCAAGTATTTTTAAATTTCCTTGTTCGTCAAGCTCCAGTCTTGCAGTTCCACTACTTGCTCCAGTTGTAGCACCAGTAGCAAATCTTAAACTATTTCCAACTTGATACATAGAAGTTGTGCCAGTTCCTTCAAAAAACAATCTGGCAGAATTGCTTGTAGTGCTAGTATCATTATTTAAGACTAATCCGTTAGCACCACTTGCTGTAACATCTAATTTTGTTGCAGGTGAGTTAGTTCCTATACCGAAATTTCCTGATGAGTTTACTCTAAATCTTTCTGCACCATTAATATATCCAATTAAACTTTGACTATCATTGTATAAGAAAGTATCATTACCACCACCACTATCTGATAATATTAAATCTCCACCACTTGCAATTCTAACATCTCCTGCTACCTCTAACTTTTTACTTGGTGATGAAGTTCCTATACCGACACTATCTGCACTACCATCTACAAATAATAGATTTTGGTCAGTATCTCCCTCTACTCTAAAGTCAAAACTACCACCTGCATCATTAATAATTGCTTCGGTATTGCTTAACTTCAAAGCATTGTTATTTCCTACTCTAAATCTCAAAAGATTTGTCGATTGTTCATCTATAAAAGTATCACCACCACCATCAAA